ATCCACCCTTCGTTTTAAGAATGAGTAAGTTGTTTGAGTGAAGATCGTGGTGTCTGAATTTTGGGTATTTTTTATGAATGTTGGCCAGGTTTTGTATCAATTGTTCAATGACCTTTTTAACCGCGGCCTCACTTGGTTTGGTCTTTACCCATTCCTTAAGGCTTTTACCATCGATGTATTCGAAATAAAGAACATCGTCCGTACGACACGATTTGAAATGATACATACGGGGTGTGCCCATCCCTTTCAATTTTTCGGCAATACGGTACTCCATTTTGGCACTCTCTTCCGTCGTAACCTTAATCGCGACTTGCGTGGAACATTTATCATCGATACACCCATAGAACACTGTACCATACTGACCCTTCCCTATGGCACGCAATCGCGTCGCCTTACCGATTAAGAGTGGTTTTTGTTGGATCCTAGTGAAAAAATGTTTCTCGGGGTAACACGCCTTTGCGGCGCCATCCTCTTTTCCTCGTAGGATTTTCTTAACTTCTTCTCCAACCGCGTTCTTCTGAGAATTGGTCTTGGCTTGGTTGGCGATGTGGACAAGTTGGGATAACTTAACCATCCTTGTTAGAAACTGAGAAAATTTTCTCCGTTAAGTAATAATGAACGTTCACGTTGAAATTATATTAAGAACGATCGGTGTATTCCTGAGCGTTTACTTCACGGTACGATGGAGCCGAAAGAATGATCTCCGTGTTGAATACGACTTTGGTATACTAGCTTCTATTATATTGGCTGCATTTTTAGCATTTAAACACCCAGGAACGGGTTCCATTCGTGAATAAAGTAAAATATCTGTATAAAATTAAAATGTATAAGTAAAGTAAATGCTTCTCCCCACTCTCATTTTACTTATAATTGATCTCCTTATACTCAGGAATACGCCGCGAAAAATAGCATCTCCTAAATCCGAAAAGAAAACGAAAGACGACGGCGAATGGACTGTATTCGGGAGCATGGGATGTGGCTGGACTCGAAAACAGTTAGAATATCTCGAAAAATCTGGACATCGATTCCGGTTTATCGACTGCGATAAACAAGAATGTGCAGATATGGAAGCATTCCCAACGTTAGTACACAGTAATGGTGAAAGACACGTCGGTTTTAAAGAAGTTTAAACACCACGAACAATCGCGATAGATAAAGAAAGAATGAATGCGTCAAGGAAAGTATCGATTGGTTTAAGTACAGTGATGTGCTTTGTTAAGCTGCGATTCCAAGCGAAACGCAAGACAAACGTACTTATGAGAATAGCGAGGATGAACGTCAAAAGTTCAACGAGAATATCGGATTGATTCCTGGCTTTGAAGAGGTCCTTGATCATTGTTTTATTTATTAATAATATTTTTTTTCTGGAATATTATTAATGAAGACACTTCCATTGAGTGGTTCTGAAAAAAAATTTACCCAGCGACTTTGGGGGAGAACGACTGGTATATCTAACAATAACTGTTACGCATACGCCGTAAATGATTATGAAAATTATAGACCTTCGAAAAGTGTCCCGGGTGAACGCGCTGGTAGAAATAAAGCACATACGTATACACATTGTAAAAACCTCCCAGAGCGTGTCATAGCCGATAACCCCAAAAAAGTATACAAGGTAAAAGCAGAAGATAAATGTAAGAAAAACCACTATAAAATTATGATGTTCGTTGCTCCCGGAAATAAAAAGAATTATTTCAGACAGGGTGATTTCCATTTTTACAAACAACACGGAATAGTTGAATACAAAGTAAAATCCGGCGATTCTTATGAAAAAATAGCAAAATTCTTTGAAGTACCCGTATCACGCGTTAAAAAATCCGGTAAACTCTCGCCTGGAAAGAGACTTATATTTAAGGCAAACGTATTCAGTCATAAGAGGGGGTGGGCGACTGGACCTCTTCTCACCGATGCAAAAAATAAAATTATAAAAGATCCCCGAACAGCTTCTCGAAATTATCCGGGACTAAAATATACTAAATATTGTAGCTCATTCTGTGTCAAAGATAGAGGGGTCAAAGTCGGAGGGACTCATCCCAAAACTCGAAAGAAGACTAGTAAGGTCTGAATCACTGACAACATTAAAAAATATATCCAAAACATCACATACAAACGAATCGCTTACAGTCGCTGTATTTGATGTTTCTTCAAAATTATTATCCACTTTTATGGTGACTTTATATTTGTCGCCACAAAATACCTTTCGACACGTGGGGCATGTTATGTTTCCTTTTTCTTTCCATTTCTCTAGACAATGTGTGTGAAAAATATGTCCACAACGTAGTGTATTTACTCGAGTTTCACGAACCGAGTTCAGACATATAGCACACGTAGTCATCTGGAGAATTGCTAGAAGATTATTATCGGAATTTAGCGAATTAAATATAGTATTAGTCTGCTTCTGTTTCGCTCGTAACTATTGGTGGTATTTCTTCAAAATTATTACATTTGAAGAGTCTTCTTGAAAAAAAGAAATCGGAATCTCTCAATTTCTTAAATCCACCACCACCCTTTTTCAGACCACCTGTCCATCTCTTTTCATCTGTCCAACCAAAATGTTTATCTCGTAACTCTTCTAAGGTAATGGGTGAAAAATCTGTATTGTCTATGGTCATACCCCATGGTCCAAGGAACGGGTGGGGTTTATATGGTTCGAATTTACCATCTACGTAATCATTAGCCCACTGTACCGCTGCTTTACATTCTGCGCTATCGGGTGTCATTTTCTTTGCCGCCTGACCCTTTGCATCGTCGAGTGGTTTGAGTCTATCAAATTGCAAAATTTTCAGTGCGTGGGGTGTCGTTCCGGGTACTGCACCGCCATACCATGCTGCTGCACTGGCTACACATGATAAAACTGACGAAGTGCAGCATAATATGAGTATCTCGCTCATTTAAAATATATATAGATTATTTTAATAAATATCAGACATATTGAGAAGGGCGTTATCACACACGTTACACTTGGAAACACCTTGTAATTCTTGTGTAGGTTTCAAAATCTTTGTACCTTTTTCTTGAAGAAGACGACGATACGCGTAATTATCAGCCTTCGCGATTCCATTTTTTTCCATGACGTAATTATCATAAAGTTGGGACGAGCTGTTCATTGTGAAGCATCGACCATCGGCCATACCGAGACGTTGACTCATTTTTTATTGTTACATTAGAAATTAATTTGTCTATTCGTAATGGTCTGTCTCCACGATTTAAACCCCCTTTTTTTGATGTTCTCTACCATATCTTCTATTTTGTACCCTGACATATTATCAAATACATCCTTGGTCGCTGTCTCGGATACACGAATAACATCCGATTCATTTATGTATTTGTTAATGATGTTATATGCAAATGCGATCTCCTTGAGTGTTTCTGCGCCCGTAATTATAACCTTACCTGTACTGAAAATACTGGTTGTAATCTCTTTCATATCTTCTGCTGGTGAAAACTTAATCTTCACGGCTGAATATCTGTCTGGTTCAAATGAAACTTTAAAAATGTCTGATTGGTTTTCGAAATGGTTTGCGACCTGTATAAGATTTATGTTATAATTCAAACTAAAATTTGAATTAATCATAACAACTCTAAATGTATCGATGGGTGCAACGTATGCGTCCCCCAAACATATCTTAAATAAAAATGAAAGTTGTTTTATAATACGACTGCAATCAAAAAGATCGGAACACCCCGCCACCTGAATACTCCCATTTGGGAAGACTTTTATAGACTTTGTACTATATTCATCTGTATATGTTAATGTAATTTGATTGTAAAACTTGGTCGTTGTTTTGAGAACCCACTCTCTCACCGATACACCCTTTGTATTTTTCATTTTCAATTTTATAGGTGATAATCTCGTAAATGCGTTTCTGATCTTTTGTATATCTATTTCATTTGAAAAACTTGATACCATAGTAATAGTTGTGAGCTTTATCCACGAAGGTCGAAACTTTTCTGGTATTTCCCTCCTAAACTCATCGAGTGTGAGTAGATATGAAAATGTATTATTAGCCACAGCTGTGTACATCTTTAAATTGAATTTACAGTAAACCCCGTATACACTTAGGGGCTTAAAAGTCTCGATAAAGAGTTTAGAGAATATATCCTAAAATAAATAATGACCTCTTTTTTAAAAACTGCGCGTGTGCGTGATGAAGAATCTAGCGTTTGGGGAACCGTCATCGAAACAGATTATGTAAAATATATCCCGGGGTATGGATATGAACACTTTACAGATACATTTGATTCTAAACCACTAGGATTGTGGCACGAAATAAGATCTGTATCGGACTCATTAGTCTATGAACAATTTCTAAACACTATGATTGAAAAAACAACTGAAATCAGACGTAAAATGGTTTTAGTTGCATTGGAAAACATTTTATGTGAAAATAAAAATATATGGTCTCTAATTCGAACTATGAATACTTTAAAAATTTTAGACCCAACATTTATACCCCCTATAGTCAATACTCGATGTGCTTGGCAAAAAAGATTAATAATGGTCATGTGTAAAGAAACTATGCCCGAAGTTATAGAATCCTGTAAAAATGATTACAGACTCGAGAAAGTATTTAAAATCTTGAAACTAATAGAAGCAGACTTATAAGAATAAATACATTGACTGCATATCTAACCATTCTCTGTTTTTCTGTTTCTTCTACCAATTCCATCCTCTGTAACTGTTTCTCTTTTAACCACAAAACGTCTCCTTCATCTATATTACGTTGTGGGTGAAACTCATATAATGAACGGTATGCACAACTTTTGCTTGGTCCCATAATACGACCAACTGTTTTAGATACGGTATCACACGCAGGACTTCTTTCGTATACTGGAAACTCCGATACATCATCATCTACTGGATCCTCAAAGCTAACCAAATTAGGATTTCTCCTATAACCTGGTACTGAAAAGTCGCGTTCAACATAAGGATTTATATCATTCATTGTATCTTCATCACTGAGCATATACTTGCTCATCTTTTATAATAACCCAGATTATATTTTTACATACCAATTTGAGTACTCTTATCGATCTTCTTCCCATAGGTGCTTGTATTAATTGGTTGATCAATGGGTACTGCGAGGTTGTCTATATCTTTTCTATACCCCATGTACTGCGAAACGCCTGTTTGAATCTGACCCACCGCTGTATTAATTACCACACTGTTCATAAATTTCACTTGTTCGTTGACTCTTGTCATTTGATCCCCCGCATTATTGACAAAAACAACACGCATTATACTATATAAATCATCGCTGTTCTGGTAATCAATCGAAGCCCCAGTTTTATTCCTAAATTCCTGGCGAATCCCCCTCTGAAGTAAATTCTTGTTAAATTCGGAAAAAAAGAGTGTATTCAGTGGAGTGGCGCATTGTTTTATAGAATTGAGATGAAGATTATCACACATTTAATATATGCTCGGAAAAAAAGTATCAGTAAATATAAATGACAAGCATACCACTCGCAGATTTTGACGAGGTGTATAAGACAAAGCCATGTAACCTTAATCGCGCGGTACCCAAGCCCGTTAGCGAAACGTTCGTTGCTTCTTACCCACCAATTTCTAAACCAGGAACCGAAGGAGCGTTCTTTGTAAATTCACAACAACTCCAGCCCAACCGCTATGCTGAACTCCTTGGCCCAGTACCAATTCGAAGTGATGATTTCAGGTGTTAAATAGTATAAAAGAATATATATATAAATTATCATACCATGCGCGTTATTAAACGTTCCGGTCGTGTTGAAGACGTAAAATTTGATAAGGTCACCAACAGGATCTCAAAACTCATAAAAGAATCCCCAAATCTCTCCACAGATGTCGATGCGACAATGATTGCTCAACAAGTTTTTTCCTCTATGCACGACGAAATCACCACCCAAGAAATAGATGTACTCTCTGCTGAAATTTGTGTTGGGATGTTAACAATCGACCCGGACTACGAAATTCTAGCGACACGGTTGGTTGCGAGCAATATACATAAAATAGCTCCTAACAATTTTCATATCGCCATGAAAAAATTATATAAGGTGGGTGTAGTCACTGAAGAAGTGGCTGAAATAGCTCTTCGGGTAAAAGATAATATAATTCCCGAACGTGATTTTGAATTTGGATATTTTGGTCTCAAAACCCTGGAAAAATCCTATTTACAAAAACTCGAGGGGAAGTTGATGGAAACTCCGCAATATATGTTTATGAGAGTTAGTATAGGTATTCATGGTTCTGATATACCGAGTGTGTTAGAAACATATGATAATATGTCCAAGGGAAACTTTATTCATGCAACTCCAACGTTATTCAATGCAGGAACCTTACGACCACAAATGTCCAGCTGCTTTCTTATCGCAAATAAAGAAGACTCTATTGACGGTATATATGGGAGTTTGACTGAATGCGCTCAAATTTCCAAATGGGCGGGAGGTATAGGTTTACATATCCATGATGTAAGAGCGAATAAGTCTCATATACGAGGCACAAACGGGCATTCAGATGGAATAATCCCAATGCTCCGTGTATTTAATGCCACAGCCAGATATGTCAATCAAGCTGGGCGTCGAAAGGGTTCTATCGCTGTATACTTAGAACCATGGCATGCAGATATTGAGGAGTTCCTCGAGTTACGACTTAACCAGGGTGACGAAGAGGCTCGGTGTAGAGATCTGTTCACCGCATTGTGGATCCCAGACTTGTTCATGAAGCGTGTGGAAAAAGGTGAAAAATGGAGTCTGTTTTGTCCAGATAAAGCGAGGGGACTCTCCGATGTATATGGTGAAGAATTTGAACAGCTCTATACAAAATACGAAGAAGAGGGGTTAGCCACCAAAACAATCCCAGCACTTGATATTTGGAAATCTATTATCCGATCACAGAGTGAAACCGGGACGCCCTATATGTTATATAAAGATGCGTGTAATTCGAAATCCAATCAGAAAAATCTTGGTACCATCAAATCTTCTAACTTGTGTACCGAAATCATCGAACATACAAACCCGGGAGAAACAGCTGTTTGCAACTTGGCATCTATCGCACTCCCCAGGTATGTGGATGTAAAAACAAAGACATTTGATTACAAAGAATTACATAGAATAACAAAAATAGTCACGAAAAACCTCAATAAAATCATCGATAGAAACTATTATCCAGTAGAAACTGCAAAGAAGTCCAATATGCGTCATCGACCTATTGGTCTAGGTGTTCAGGGGTTGGCTGATGTGTTCTGTAAATTGCGTCTCCCATTTGAAAGTGATGAAGCAAAACAAATCAACGCAAATATATTCGAAACAATGTACCACGGAAGTCTCGAAGCAAGCTGTGAATTGGCTGATAAATACGGATCTTATGAAACGTATGAAGGGAGTCCGGCATCTAAAGGAATTTTACAATTCGATATGTGGGAAGGTAAATCTCTTCCCAATTTAGGTATATATGATTGGGACGCTATGCGAGAGCGTGTAAAGAAGGGGTTATATAATTCACTCCTCATAGCTCCCATGCCAACAGCGAGTACCGCGCAAATACTCGGCAATAACGAATGTTTCGAACCTTGGACAACGAACATCTTCCTCAGAAGAACACTCGCGGGTGAATTCGTTATAGTTAATAAACATTTAGTTGAAGATCTTAAAAAAATAGGACTTTGGTCGAAAGAAATGAAGGATCTCATGGTAAAAGCTGGTGGTTCTATTCAAAATATTATAGATATACCCGATGATATCAAAAAATTATATAAAACTGTATGGGAAATTAGTCAAAAGAATATAATAGATATGGCTCGTGATAGGGGGAGATATATCGATCAATCTCAAAGCATGAACTTATTTATGGAAAGTCCCACACTTTCTAAAATTTCTAGTATGCATATGTATTCTTGGAAACAAGGTCTCAAAACAGGAATGTACTATTTAAGAAGCAAAGCCAAAGCGCGTCCAATCCAATTCTCACTCGAACCAGATTGTGTAGCGTGCTCGGCGTAGCTTAAAGCTTTGTAATTATATATATTTATAAATTTGTTAAACTAAATGGCGAAATTTATAAATATTTTAGATAATCTTGAAATTGCCAGCTACGACGGTAAAAAAATTTCGTTATGCACATCCGAAGGAAAACCTGTTAGAATTCAAATCCCTCGCATGTATATGCCATTTGGTATCAGTGGCTTTGTACCAGAAGTGGGACAAACGAAATGGAATATAGATTTTTCTATGTTAGGATATGACGAAGAAAATAACTATGTTAATAAATTTTATAATACGCTACATGAAATAGAGAATAAAATTATAGAAAGTGTGAGTGAACAGAGTGAACATATATTCGGAAAAGAGATGAGTGTTGAGCAATTACGACCGATGTTCAATTCCAATATAAAAACATCACCCGGAAGAGAACCCAAATTTAGAATAAAGGTAGATACAACATCCGATAACGTCATTAAACCAACTGTCTATGATGCGCGGCATAAAGATATAAGTGCGAAGGTAGAAAATGGATTATATTCGAGAAATTCAGGGACCGCTATAGTTGAATTAAGCAGTGTATATTTCTTGAATAGAAAATTTGGTGTTACGTGGAAGTTATATCAACTTGTTGTTTACGAACCACAGAGACTGAAAGGTTTTCAATTTATTACTTAGAATTCAGTAAAAGAATCTGATATATAGCTTGAGCCTCTTTGAGGAGTTTACCCTGGATTTTAACAAAAGATTTAGGGTTCATACCCAATTTTATCTTAGCGATGCGAATAGATTCATTCCACTTAGCGATCGTCATTATATAGTATTACAACATTTTCTTAATCTTCTTCTTGTATGCCGCAGTCCCAGCCGCAGGTTGGAGTTTGAACTTACCGCCAGCACGTGGTTTAAACACCTTAACCATGGCCTTCTTACCCTCACTCTCCATACGAGAAATAGCAGCCTTCGACGCAGATTTACTCTTAATCTCACCACCCTTAAGCATGAGATCACCCTTTTTCAACCCACCTGACGTTTTCTTAGCGGTTCCGTGGAATACTTCAGCTCGACTTCCGAATGTTTTGATATCACTCATTTTTATTATAATATACACAGCGAAATTAATCATAGAAATGTGTTTCGTCCTCAGATGCAGATATTACCTCGCACACTGGTCTCACGATCTCTCTCTTTTTCCTGGGGCGTTTGACTGGTTCTTCAATACCATTTTCTCTGTGATATAAAACCTTTTTCCAAAATTCCTCCATAACTGGGAAATATTTTTCCCACCAATCCCTATCTCTTGGAACCCTCGTCACTATAAACTCTTCTGGTTTAGGCCAATTCGTTTCCGCTGGCTTGTATTGAATAAAATCGGCTTCTGGTAGGTCTAAAATCTCCATACATAATTGAAGCTGAGGCATATAATGGCATGGAACCTCGGGTGTTATTTCTCTGAGCATTGGGCATTTTATCTCTACAAGCTTACCAGATTCAGAAATACCATCGGGACTACCACCAAGCCAAGGATATTTCGGGTGTGGACATAGTCCAATTTCATGGACAACTTCATCATGACGCTGTTCATACAAAATTCGAGCTTCGTCCTCATATTTTTCTCCATGTCTCGTGGCTTCATTACCAGTAAAAACCGGACCTTTGCCGCATTTCTTTAATAAAAGTTGACGAGGTGTTTCATACTTATTTACACCGATTGCTGTCGCTGCATCACTCGCAGTAAGCATGTTTTGTCTTAGTGCGAGCCATTCTTCTGATTTCTGGGGTGCATATTCCCTCTCTATAAGTTCACGGATGTGGTCGAGCATGTGTATATATAACTTTTATTGTTTAAGCTTTTTTGCTTGGGTTGCCTCTTTCACTCTTTTTCTGAGTACTTCTACCGTACCAGTCTTATCCAAATCCATATCTGTACACATTTTAAGAAGTTCTCCCCTTCTCATCTTAGAAAGTGGAAATTTCTTAGTTTCTTCTTGTGTTTGATCAATTTCAGTCTTTCGCACTACGGGTATCCTTCTATTCTTGAGAATTGGTTTTGGAATTGGTATGGGTGCAGTTGGTTGTGCTTCTGGCGCAAATGATGTCGCCGACTCGGAATTTGAAACAGTCTCTGGTGTTGATTCTGGTGTTGGGTGTGCACCTGATTTCAATTTGGTCGGAGTTTTACAGGAATTTATTCTTTTAGATATTTCTATCACTTTCCTATCCTTTGATTGTCTCCTTTTCGTGATAAAATATCGTATACCACCCAAAAAACATAAACACACACTTGAAAGGGTAAATTTGCAACAAAATAACTTTTTAAACATTCTCTGTGAGTAATAATATAATTTTCCTTTTAAGTATAGTTTATTTCGAGAGATGTGGTGGAATACCCGGTGGTGGACGAGGTGGTGGAGGCCCGGGTGGTGGTGGAGGAGGAGGTCCCGGAGGTGGGGGTGGAGGAGGTGGAGGTGGAGGCGAAGGCGAAGGTAATGGTAATAAATCTGTTTCTGGGTGTGTGGGATAAAAAACCATTTTTGCCGCATTTTGTTCCGCTTGTTTTTTACTCTTTGCATGTCCTCTACCCACAAGTTGTCCATTAACCGATACATCTATATAAAATACACCATTCTCATGGGCAACGACATTATAATCTGGAAGTGGTAAAGCGTTTGTTTGACACGCCCGCATAAGTTGATCTTTAAAATTATCATCTACCATTATACAATTCAAGTCCACGTACTCGGGGTTTGTAAATATATTTAGTATAAATTGTTTCGTATGAAGCAGTCCCAAGTCCATGTAAATTGCTCCACACAACGCCTCAAATACGTCTTCTAGAATCTTGGGATTTTTATTCCATTCATTACGCATACCCTTTTCGTCCATTTGAACGTATTTATACAGCCCCATTTTATTAGCTATAGACGCGAGCATTTCTGAACGAACAAGCTTTGTTCTAGCTTTAGTTAAAAATCCCTCTTGTCTATTTTCATATCTGTCGAATAGAAATTTTGTTATCACGAACCCCAAAACAGAATCTCCCATAAATTCTAGAGTTTCGAATGACCCATCTAAATTTTCGTCCTCTTTTAATGCGGATTTGTGTGTAAAAGCTTTTTGGTATAAATCTATCTTAGATATCTTTGTACCAACAAGGGATTCAATTATTTTTTTATCGATTAACATCTATTACATATATGTGCTTACTTTTTAAGCCTCGTGTCCATGACTTAGGCCTTGGTGTAATGGGGGCTAAGATACTTTTGGAGATTCAAGAAAGTGACTTGAATATCCTCCGGTGGTTGCAAAAGATTACGAAGAGTATCATCGAGCATGATAACTCGTCCATTCTCCGGGTGCTTGAGACCCTTTTCGGTAATATACTTATTAATTGCGCGCGTCACATAACTTCTGGAGACGAGTTCTTCGGTTTCCAAACCAAGGAAACTTCGCAAAGTATCGGAAATCTTTTGCTTGCGGTTAAATCCATTATTCTCGGCGCGCGCCTTAGCCCTTTCCCCGGATGGGTCGTCTTGCTTGGACTTTACCTTTCTAACCAACTTAGAAAGAGACTTGATATCAGATCGGAGAGCTGCGATTTCGTTAAGAATTTGTTGATGCTGTTCGGTGGACATTTTGTTGTATGTATACTAATCGTCTCGGCTTTAAGTCTATTTCATGAGGTATCCAGTACTTAACATTAAAAGCACAATAGCGACTATTAAATACCATTTCCATATCCTAACTATGCTAGAAACATCTGTTCTTCCAATTCCATATGGTTCTCTATGATGTACACCTTTGCATTGTCCAGGACATCCACCTGGACAACAACCTGCATTACACGGTACTATCACGCCATGACGTAAAACGCCACATGTCTGAATACCCCTTCTATTAGATGTATTCTCATCTGCGTAACACCTACAATTGTCTATAACATCGCACTTCTCAGAACTACAGTCCATTTTAATATGTGTATATTATAATAATGGATGAAAATATTTATTCGACCTCTGTAATTAATCGATTTCTAAAGGCGAATTTATTTTTTAACGACGACTTGTTAAAAAAATATTACGACAAAAACGATTTGGTTAAATTTAGAAATCGTGTACACAAAGCGCATCCAAACAAAACATTTGAAAAAATGGCATACGCGCTTGTTACGGATAATATACGAGACATCCTATACCAAACAATAGGCGAATTAACAGTTTTCTTAAAACCTATGGGAGATCTCATCGTAAGTGGTGGTGAAGCGTTCAATAAATACATAGATCGTAATGATAGAATAGTTGCGAGTGATATAGATACAAAATTTGCACCACGAATGAAACCAAACGAAAAATACTTCGGTAAATTGCAGGCAGTAAAATTATTACTCTGGGATAAACTTGGACAGATTGCTAAAAAACTCGACAAGAGAATACACACCCGGCTAACTAATCATAAAAGTAAAATAGGTAAATTTATTGGGATGAATCTTGAAAGTTCCGGTCCTCACGTCCGAAGAAGATATAATATGATTAAAAAGCGTAAACAGAGAAACGATAATAAACCCGCCGCCAAGAATATCTTTATAGATGTTGAATTATTTGCATTAGACCTTAAAATGCGTTGTTTCAATCCATCCAAAAATAAAATAGAAACATTCAATCTAGGTGGAATACTCGATATACCTATAATGCGCCCGGGTGAATTTGGGTATGAAGTCTTGGAAACGAAAGAAAAGGGTATATCTTATAAAGTTCCGTTCACAGGACGCGTGATCGTCGATAACAGAATATTTATAGCCAGTAAAAAATTCCTTCTTGAAGATGTGTATCTCATGCAAAAACTTGGTCTTCGTCCAGAAAAGAAAGAAAAAGATAGACAGCGTATGGTCAAACTCGCAAAACTTATCAAACCAAGAAGCATAAAAACAACTGATAGTATGGATACCATCATCAAAAAGGTGCGAAAAGAATTAATAAGTCCTAAAAAACGTATACCTTTAGAACACAAACAGGTAAATATGAAAAAGGCGAAACAGGTCAACCCCTATAAATACAAAAATTACACGACAACCCCATCCAGAGAAAAACTCTCTAAACAAATAGTTCATGGTTTGAAAAGGTCTACCGTACCCAATATGAATATCCCGGGGTTTGAACGCACAGAAGGAAACAAACGTTTCAATGTAGAAAATTTACAGTGGAAACAAGAAAGAAGTCGGGCATATATAAAAAATGAATTTAACTATAGACCAACTGAACCCATACCCTTACCTGAAAAAATAAAAATGCAAGAAACATTATATGGATTTAAACCAGTCCGTGATAAATGGGTACCCAAACGTATACTTAGTAGTTCAGCAGCTATACCCTTTATTGGTTTAAAGAATTGATGCATCTTACATATACTACTATTATGATTTACAGTAAAGTCGCACTCGGAGATAACGGACTCTACAGCACATCGGCGCTTACAGATGAAAAAAAGAGATGCTTTGTTCAATTAAATGGCATTAAAATTCTTGATGCATCGGATAAAAATGAAATTATTTTCGACCCCGTGAGCGAGACAAATATGTCTAAAATTGAAGCTATTCACGTAAACAATCTCCAGGCTGCACTAGACAATAGTAAAGAATGGTTTGGTCGCGAACTCTCGGATACCACTATTCAAAAAGCATATCTCAGGGATGAAACAGGTCTTTCAGCAGATCGTATAGGAGCGACGAAAGTTTTCGACGCCAGGCGAGAACCGCTTGAATTTGATTCTATCCAAAATGATATGACATGCACCCTCCTTGTTGAATTTTCTGGCCTTTGGTTCGCCAAGAAAGCATTTGGTGCGACGTGGAATATCGTACAATTGAAAATTCATGATGAAGAAACACCAGATGAACCAGAAACATCACAAGAAAATCAGGCACCAGAACTTGAAGATTACCCAGAAGATTATATTATCGAAGACGAAGAAGCTCAATAAAAAAAATTTGTACGTAGTATATAAAGAATGAAGAAGGTTTCCCCAAAGAAATTGATTATTGTCCTTGCGATAGCTGTTGTTTTGTACTTTGCCTTCTGGAATAACAAGTCGAAATACTCTGTCCAAGAGCAAGACTTCGCGGGATTTACCGCGGGTCCATCCACCAACGGTAATGGTGGAGGTGGATGCCAAATGAACGCCGGTACCGGTCTCGCGTCCTCTCTCTTACCAAGAGAAGTCGCTTCCCAGGAGGATTTCGGTGAATTTAGCCCAGATGAGGTGTTGGCGGGGCAAAACTTCCTTGAACCACGTCAGCAAGTGGGCTACCCAGAAACAACAGGCGGTGCCCTCCGAAACGCGAATCAACAAATTCGGGCGGACCCACCAAACCCTAAAGAACCATTTACATGGAATAATTCGACAATTGCACCAGATTTGATGCAACGTAGCTTATGCGCCTAAACTTAAAGATAACACTCTACATGTAATTATATAACATGTCGGAAGAAGTCCCCTCGGAATTAGCGAACAGCGTCTCTAAATTGGTTGAACTCACAAAGCAAATTACAGAAGCTCGCGATGATATAAAAATCCTCACACAGGCCGAAAAGGCGATGAGGTTACAAATTAAAAAAATCATGGTTGATAATGGTTTGGATACGATTAATTTGAAAAAGGGTAAAATTGCTGTTAGAAAGAAAATGAAAAAAGCGAGTATGAACAAAACCTCAGTGAAGGAAGGTTTGAGTATTTTCTTCAACGGAAACGAAGCTCAAGTAGAGGGCGCAATTAACGCCATTTTGGATAATATACCTGAAACGGAAACAAGTACACTCTCCATAACCGGGATTAAGGAAAAGAAACAAGAACAATAAAAGAAACTATGGTTTGGAACCAATATGTATACGAAGCAACCACAGGAAATGAAGTAGAAGATTATAGTGATAGTGATGAAACACAAAATGATCCCATGACGCGTCATCAACCTTTACCGGTATGGGAATGGGATAGTTCTTGGGAAGAAGAACTTCGTTATATGTGGTTTATTATAAACAGATACATAGACGACGCCTATTTAAAACACCATCTATTGAAAGATGCAAAATACGAAGATTTTGTTGAATTTTGCTATAAATTTTCAGATCATAGAAGCAAGTAGTAAGTAGATAATTTTATTACTATATATTAAAACATGTTACCAGATATCTCCTCCCAGAAAGTAGCCATACCAGCAGCTCTTTTTTTAACTCTCAGCCCAGGAATTCTTCTCAGAACAAATGGAACCAAACTTTCGTTCAGAGACGGACTCACCGGGCGAAAAACCGTATTATTTCACGGACTAGTATTTTTCATGATTTATTCCATAATCGCCAAGGCTATGGGTTTAGTTCTCACGCGTCAGGATTTGATCGTGACGACGTGTCTCTTCTTAATTCTCAGTCCAGGGATGTTATTAACACTCCCACCAGGATCCAAGGGCGTATTAATGTCTGGTCAGACCAGCATCTCGGCAGCAGTAACACACGCGGTGGTATTCGCAGTGATATTCGCTATATTACGAAAGAGATTTCCTCAGTTCTATTAAGTGATCAAATGGAATATCTCGTTATTGGTCCAGGAGCTATGGGTTATTTTGCCATGTTGGGGTATTTGAAGACAATAGAACCATCTTTAAAAAATGTTAAAGAAATTTCGGGAGCATCTGCGGGGGCTATAATAGCAATATTCTTAGCCCTCGGATATTCCGTGGACGACATACTCGAAATAAGTCTCCGAGAGGATATATCCGATCTTGTCAAATTGAACCTAAAATGTTTTATAGATAAATTTGGATTTATAGACATAGATCCCATAAGAGAAAAATTTAAAGATGTATTTGGGTGCAACCCTACATTTTCTCAATTAAAAAAGAAAATATACATATCTTCATTCTGTGTAAATACATCCCGAACTGAATATTTTTCGGTGGATACCCACCCAGAAATGCGAGTAATAGATGCCCTATGTATGAGTATAACAGTACCTTTTTTATTTTCATCTGTAAAGTACAATAATAGAACATATATAGATGGGGGTACAGTAGAACAATTTCCAATGACGCCATTTATACATAAAAAGCCGGATAAGATACTATGTATTAAATTGAAAATGGATACACAATATATAGAATCCATAGACACACCAAGAGAGTTTGCAGAAGCTCTCATAGCTTCAACCCTAAATAACAGACGTTATGATGATGTACAAAATAGTAAAACAAAAGACATAGATATAGGAGAGATTAATATTTTTAATTTTAAAATGTCCTATGAAGAGAAATTACAATTATATCTTATCGGTATTAATTCCTAATAAACCCATATGTTATAACTTTTTTTTGTTGGTTTATAACAATATGGACGTGTGCGATCCGGGTATAAAGCTTGAAAATCTTAGACAGCTTATCAAACAAAATGCTGGTACGGATTTAAAATTGACTAAAAATCAAATATGCGACGTGTATTCTAGTATCCAGGGTGGTAAATTGCCTTTACCACCCCTCGTTCTCAGTTCAGACAGAACACATCTCATAGACAGACAATCTCCACTAACACAGAAAGATTATACCACTCTTTTCAGCTCGACATCTAAAGTGGGTGATATAAGAAGACTCGCAAAAAAAGTGGGATTAACGAACCCAGCGATGACAAAGCAAGAAACTATAGATGCTATAGGGAGGCGTCTTCGCTCACTAAACGTAAGTGAACCTATTAAATTATACTCCGCAAAAAAACGTGATATTGAATCGAATAACGGAAATTTTACTAACAATTCCGCACTTGTCAATAATTCCAACAACGCGCTTAATAGTGGAAATGGAAACACAAATATGAATTCTAATATCAATAACGTTAATAATAGACTGAATAATAACGTTAATAATAGACTGAATAATAACGTTAATAATAGACTGAATAATAACGTTAATAGAAACACCGTTTCTAATACGAATACCAGAACTAATTCTAATAACAGAAACACGGTTTCTAATACGAATACCAGAACGATTTCTAATACGAATACCAGAACTACTTTTAAGGGACCCAATGCGCGCCCCAAACAATTCGTGACTGTAAATTTCAAAAAACAGAAAAAACCAACCCAGTTTCTAAATAAAACAAAAAATGTTAATAAAAAACCGGGTGTTTTTGCGGGTTTATTTGGAAAAAGTACTAAATCCCTTGACTTCATTCCTACAAAAAAATACATTAAAAAGGATGGATACGTCTTCAAGTCTGGGAATAAGGGCTTGGGTATGTATAAAAACAAGTCTCCAAATGTACCATGGCCGAGTGGTCAAGGTCCATTACCAAAGCCAGCTGGATATAACAAACCCGTCGTACCCATCGCACCATCCAAGCCAGTTGGATACAACAAACCAAACAACAAACCAAACAACAAACCAAACAACAACAAACCAAACAACAAACCAAACAACAAACCA